GTATTGTTCCAACCCGACGCCCGTTTCGCAATCAAGCTGCAATGCGTGCTGCGCCGTGCGTCGCAACGTGTTTTCGCCAGTTGGCAGCGCCCGCCACGACCGCAGCCAACGCTGCGTTCCGCCGTTATAGGCGTATGTGTTTTGGTCAACAGTGTAGATATTGCCGTTTTCATAGTCGCCCAGCAGGTTTTTGCCGTTGAAAAAAACCTGCGTTTGTCCGAGATACCGCGTCCAGCTATCATCCCAACCCGCACGTTCGTGCCATGCGCCGGTCGCGGCGTCATAAACCCATGTCTTTCCAACAGACGGAAACACAAGCACATAGAATGAATGGCCATCCTGCTGGTATGTGTACCCGATGGCGTTCGACAGATCGCCATACTGTTGAATTTGCCATTCGACAGCGTGCGTAGAAACGCGCTGACCTTGGTAACCATTGGCCACATAGACAATGCCTTGGCCGCGCGGATCTTTACCCAACCAGTAAATTTGGTTGTTCATCTTGGCAACGCTGTAGCGCGCAGCGCAGCCCAGTTCGTTAAACGCACCTTGAATGCGGGCCAACGGAAAGTCTGACAACCCGGCGTTATACCAGACTTCGGTCGAGCTGTTGCCAAACAACCAGACTTCGCGATGGTCTACAATCATGCTGACGATGTTGTCAGGATCGCCTTCAGCACTAGCAAAATCCAACGGGTCAATGCTGGTGCCGTCCAATAAGGCGGTCACCCACATACGCTGGCTGTTTGGCTGAATGAAAACAAAGTAGCCGTCAAGATAGTCAACGACCGAAGCACCAGGGAAGTCCTGATCGGCGATCTGCCCAAAGACGCCGGTAAGGGTGTTGTAGATGTAACCCTTTGGGCTGGCCGCAATCATGATCTGCGTGCCGTTATCGGCCATGCTGACCAGCCCCGTGCCATCAACAGTGCCTTTGGCTGTTGCAACCCAAGCACTGTTCACTTGGTAGAAGGTATTTGCCGACACGACATAAAGATAGCCGTTGTGCTCCCAAAGCCCGCGAATTGGGCCGCTGCCGACAACAGTTTGCAGCACCAAGCCGGGGCACCGTTGAAGAAACGCAGGTTGTTTACCGCCTTCAGGCACAACTTCAGGAAACAAGTTCACCATGCGGCTGTCCGCAGCGTTTACGCTGCGGGCCGTGTATGCTGAACCAAGAATCGGCGTTTGCATGGTTTAGGCCACCGTCGCCCCGCGCACGCCGATAACCGCCCAACCCTGCGTGAAATACTGCAAGGTCACGCAGTCGCCTACGTTGGTGAATGTAATGGTACTGTAGCCTACACGGGTTGTAGGGGTCAGAATGCCCGTATCGGCGCCTGCCGCTTCCGCTACATAAGCCACAACCTTGATTTCGCCGACCGTACCATTTGCCAGCGTCAAAGCATTGCCTGTAGCCGTGGACGTGAACGCAGTGCTGAAGCTGGTGACATCGACCGCGCCGGGACCAGTCAATGACTGAACATTGCCGATTATCGTGCCGTTAATTGTCTGGTCGCCCGTAAACGTCTGCGCCGCGTCCGTCCGCGCAATGCTGGCGCTGGTAGACGGGAACGTCATCGTTGTGCTGTCCGTGCCCTCAAGTGTCAGCGAGTTATTGGTTGTCAGCGTCTTGCCGTCCGTGCCCGCAAGTGTCAGCGAGTTATTGGCCGTCAGTGTCTTGCCGTTGGCAATGGTCAGCGTGGAGCTCGTTGCGGGCGCGGTAATAGCAACCCTGTTGATGGACGTAGCTGTTGCAACGCCAAGCGTTGGCGTCACAAGCGTCGGGCTGGTGGATAATACTACCGTGCCTGTGCCTGTTGATGTAGTAGAGCCCGTTCCGCCGCGCGCAACAGTCAGTGTGCCTGTCGTACCTGCGACAATCGGCAATCCTGTAGCACTGGCAAGCGACGAGGTGCTGAACAAAAGCGCGTTGGTCAGCTTTTTGGTAACGCCGCCTTGAACAATCGGTATTTCATCCGCAGCAGTAGCTGTGGTAGCAACAGGAAGTTGAGAGATGGCAACGTTAGACATAATTTACCTCAGTAATTTCCTGCAAAAATGTTGAACCGTTGGCGGGTTGCGACGATGCTGTAGGGCATCGACATGATGTCGTCGGGGTTGTTGATGCGCTTCAAGTTGCGCTTTGAAGTCATGGCGATGCGCTGCACCTGCCGCGATGGCTCAACGCCAAACTCAGGCGCCAGTTCACAAGCCAGATTGTAACGGAAGCAGCGCAGGTAACCTGGCGGAAACGCAAGGTCGGTCGCCAGATTGGCAGGCTGGGTCAGTTCCTCAACCGAAACAATGTGGAACTCCAGCACCTTGGTCGGCACCGGGTAGACGTACATCTCAACGTCGGGGTATGTCATGTTGACCCACATCACCTGCGGGTAAGTGCTGGTGACGGTCTTGACGGCGATGCCGTTGTACTGCTGCTGATTGATCAGCTTGAGGCCATAGGAAATGCCACTAGCCGGATCGCGGAAATATGTGCTGTCGTCGATAGCGATAGGCCGGTTAGCGACAATATCGCCGGTCGGCCCGAACGTGCGCGACCGTTGACCCGGTGGCCAAGTGACGACCTGATCCTGAGTAGAGAACACGGCGAGGCGCTCGGTGTTCCACGACTGGATCATCTGGTTCATGGCGGCAAGCGCGTCCTGCGCCGTCTCGGAAGACGACGTTTCGCCTTCGGCCAACTGACCGATAAGCCGCAAGGATCCGTTTATGATGTCGCCAGCCGTCGTCATGTCATTCGTCCTGCGTTAGGCGGGGTCGCCCGCGGCGCCGGGGTTCAAGCATGACATTACTCGGTTCCGGCGTATCATTCAACTGTTCGTCCGGGTCAAACCGCACCCAACCGTGACTTTCGTCATACTGCGCTTCCATCTCCATGGTGGCAATCTTGACGCCGTGCTTGGGGTGACGAAGATAAATCATGTTCCCTCCAGAAGAAGCGGGCGGCCGGAGCCGCCCGCAAGGTTACGAAGCCACCAGCGGAATGGAGAACCAGTCCGTAGTGTCATAAGCGACAAAAAAGCACGCCGTTTTGGCGGCCATGCTAAACGCAGTAGACCCGGCGACGCCGTTAATTTGGGCGGAACCCGGAGCGTACACTTTGAGCGCGGCGTTAGCTGTGTCGTCGTTCTTGATGGCGATAACGCGACCAGCCGTAGGGGCCGGAAGGACGACACCCTTGGTGGCGTCAGCGGCCGTGACCCAACTGAATGACGCCGTCAGAGCCGTTGCATCAGCGCGGGTAGAACCGGCTGCGGCGGGCTTGGCGACATCAAGGTTGAGCGAGGACACAACCGCGCCAGAGAGAGTGCCGCCGGAAATGGCGGCGCCAGTGATCGTGGTGCCCGAAACCAGTTCGGGATCGGCGTAAGCAACGCCCACAGGCTTTGTATTCGGCATAGTAGTCTCCTTGATGAGTTAAGGCCCCCGCCGAAGCGGGGGCCTTGTTGCTTACGAGATGGCGGAGAGAGCCCAAGAGTTGTCGCCCAGACGACGGGCGCGGAAGGCGCGAACCGTGCCTGCCGTGGCCGCAACGGTCATCAGACCCTGCGAACCGCTTGAACCAATCGTCCAGCCGGTGTTGGTCGTCACGGTGATGACGCCAGAGCCGGTGACATTGATAACGCGGAAGTCGAAGATCGTACCGACCTTGGAGTTGGTCAGCAGCGCATCAAGGTCCGAGGCCAAAGGCAGCGTGTACGCTGCCGTGGTCGTCGGAGAACCAAGGATGATGCCGTTGGTGATCTGAGCCGCAGTCAGCGTCGCGCTGTCAACGGCAGTTGTGGGGGCCGCAGCAACGGAAACCTTAAGCTCGTTAAGGTTGCCGTCGTTAAACTGATAGCCGCCGCCTACAGAGGGAAGTGCCATGTGAGTATCTCCTATCTTTACCTGTTAGCCCCAGATGCGCGCGGCCATCTGCGGACGGATGGTCGAGAAGCCGTACAGCACGTCGATACGGCAGGGGAGCCGGTCGTTGTTGATGTCGTACTGGCGCACGATACGCATCGAGATGCCGTTGTGAACCTGGCGGGAAGCCATATCCACACCGCTCGGCATGAGAAGGTCAGCCGTGGCGAAGGAGATGGCGTCCTTGTGGTACACAAGGTTCTGCGGGTACTGGGTCGAAGCCGCGCCGACGAAGGTGACGGCCTTGCCGGTGATCGTCAGGGTGTTGACGGTCGCCAGAGCGTTCGACGGCGAGTAGAGCGCCGGGGAAACGCTGAGGGTCACGGCACCACCAGCAGACGAGGTAGCCGCAGCGGTCACGACGAACTGCTGAAGCGAACCCGTGCTTTCGCGGGTCTGCGGGTTGACCGAGAAGCAGTCGGCCACCGTGAACACGTCGCCGACGGTGAATGTCAGGGTGTTGCCAGCGGACGCGAGCGTGATGGTCGAAGCGCCTTCCGTAGCGTTGCCGTTGACGGTCGCGCCCGTGGCAGCGCGCGAACCAGTCGTGTGCTGCTTGATGGACTGCGACATATTGATTTCCTCGTAGCCGAGGACACCTTCACCCATCATGCCGTTCTTGAACTGGCGAGAGATCGTGTCAACGGGGTTGAAGAGACCCTTCATGCCTTCGACCAGACCCGCGTTGGCCGCCGGGTTCACCGTGGCGTAGCGGTTCGGCATCATGGCAGCGTACTCGTTCAGCTTCTGCTGGGCCTGAAGCAGGACAAGCGAAGTGGCCGGGGTCGTGCCGGGGGTGCCGACGGTCGAGAAGATCGACTTGTAGGAGTTGGCGACGTCAGCGTCGATGGAGGACGCAAGCTGCGAGATACGCGGCTTGAGCACACGATCAGCGAAGTCGTCGAGCTGCATGGTCAGTTCGGCCGACGTGAAGTTGACGCCGATGTGCTTCTGGTTGGAGACGGTGAGCGTGGTGAACTGCTCGTTGTCGTCCTGCACCTGAAGGGCTGCGCCGTCGGTCACCAACGCACGGTCGGGCAGACGGATGCGGAGGGTCGAACCGATCTTGGCACCTTCGACGGCGAAGCTGTCGTCGTAAGCGCGGTTGACGTTGCGGGTGATCACCAGGTTGTTCTCGAGGCCAAATGTTCAAC